AGCACGGACTCATTCGCTTATCAAATTTCGAATAATCTCCGGCAATAATACGGTCTTTACCATGTTTCACGATATACTCGTAAGCCATGTGCCACTCAAAACTCGGCGCTTGAACTCCAACGGCCAATTCAAAATTGAAAGCGTTCCGTTGTATCACTCTTACACACGGTAACAAAAATTTCCGCATTACGAGTGAGAAGTCCATGGGCGCGCAACTAAAAGTTCTAGTGGATCCTTTCTCCGCCTTACTTATAGTAACAGGTTCATCTTTAAGATTAGCCCGAAATATAGGATGGTATTGAATCCCATGCCCATAGCGAGAAAGAATATCTTCGACACGTTTGTGCATCTCAGGTGTAATGTCCATTCTGTCAGTGGGCACTCCATTGGCATCACAAATAGGAATAAGGTGTTTCCTCTTTGATTCACACCACGGAAAGCCCGCAGATGTAGATCTTTTCAGAGCATCTATGAAAGCCACGGCTGGTACACCATTTATTGCGGTGTCCAAATCCATAGGCTTTATAAGACTAAGCTCTGATTGTGACAGACCCTCAAGGACATCAGTTAAATAGCCGTTCTTGCACAAATCCAATATTCTGTAGTCAACTGTGTCGTACGTTTGAATGGCATGGTCCAATGTAGCATGTTTGGGCATGTAACCGCGCAAGATTGGTGGTCTCACATTGTCGGTTATGGCAAAGACGCCATCATCCCGTGTGCCTTCCATGAAAGCTTTCTTCAATAAAGTGTCGCCAACTTTGGAAGTGTGGCCATCCCGGAACTGAAGAGATCCGTAATGTTCCATACTCCCATAACTTCCGAGAAATCTGAAGGGACTCTTAGGGTGAATAGAAGCTTGCACTGCAATAGGACCCGTTTTATCACTCTCAAGCACAGGAAAACTTGGTTGTATCCGGCTCTGAGAGGGAAAAGACGCTGCCAGTCTATTTATCATCTGGCGAGTGATCTTGGTGGAAAACGCTTTGGGCCTGCCGATAACATCGACTTTGCCTCCCACGTGTATTCCAACCAAAATAGCTCGATTGTCAAGTA